TGATTCCTCCTCTCTCATTGTATCGTAAAGCTCTCACAAACCAAAAAAAATAACCCAGGGCAGTTTACCCTGGGTTATTTATTGAATCAGTTGAAGAAGTCCTCAACCTCTGAAGGCTTGGCTACAGCGAATCCGCCCTCGACCTCGACCAAGAAGTCAACGTCTGCATTCTGAACGAATACGTACGGCATCTGGCGAGTGAAGCGATATCCACGAACCTCGTAGACCGGGTTGTTTCTTGTCATCTTCAAGAGCGTACGGTCGTCCGGTACGACAGTCTTTGACTTTGACTCTGCGGTCTTGGCTGCTGCCTTCTTCGCAGGAGCCTTCTTTGCGGTCTTCTTTGCAGCACCCTTCTTAGGGGTATTGTCTGAAGTAACTACCGCCGAATCCTCTTCGTCATCCTCATCGGACTCAAGTTCCAGACGGTGTGCCCACTGAGGGAAGCTTAACGCTACTTCCTCTTGGGATAGATTACCTACCGCCGCGCGAAGCTCATCTTCGTTGTCGGCATCTTCTACATCCAGGACGAACTCGTCAGCAATCTTGGCAAGCTCCTCCTTATTGAAATCTTCGAAAGACATCTTATCTCCTCCTATTGGAATGTCTAAGTAAAAGTATAGCACATGGTTTTAGCAACGCAGAAGGCCCCGGATTTCTCCGGGGCCTCTAAGCGTTGCTGTGTCAAAATCAGACCGCGTAAGCGATGTTCTTGACGATAACTGCTGCTTCACCATTCTCGACTGCGGTACCTACGCGAGCGTAGACCGTGTACTCGATAGCGTCCTTCTTTGGCTTGAACTCGCGGTAAACCGTGATTTCGCGCTTTACACCCCAGATTAGGTTCTGTGGGTCAAGCAACCAAAGGTCTCCACCATTCTGTACACCAGAAGATGCACCGTTTGCATCGTATGCCTCGAACAGAGGAACCTCCTGAAGAGGAACACCGAACGGAGCACCGTATGTAGCACCGGCTGCACCCTCAGTACGGACACGCTGGTTCAAGCCCTGCTGTGCAAGGTCAAGAGGCGTTACGAAGTCCGTAGAGGTTACCTGTACAGAGAATAGGTAGTCCTGAATCAATGCGGAGTCTACAAGGAAACGTAGGTTTCCACGACGCTGCATGTACTTGCGGTCCATGTTCTTCAACGCACGGTTGAAGGTTGCACGGGAAATGGTTGCGCCCTGGTTGTCAAGGACAACTGCGCCACCTCCGTAAGTACCGGCTGCATTTGTAAGGCGCTTCCTCCATCCATCGAATGACTTCAGTGCTGGGTCAGACGATGCGGTGTCGCCGTTGATTGCGACATCCTCAAGGTCGTTTGCCATCTGAGCCGCCATTAGACGAGCGATGTGGTCCTCCAGTGCCTCGCCCTCAAGGTTGTCCTCAAGAGACTCGGTGGTTAGTTCCCAGTCAAGGCGGACCTTGACGGTTGTAACAGACACCTTGGAGAAGGTGACACCCTGGTTTACACCAGTGTCAACACCTTCGGTTGCCTTACGAACAAGACGACGACCGATGTGAATCTTGTCAATCTCATCCTCGTTAGAACGTAGACGGTGGGTACGTACCAAGTTACCGATAACAGTCTCGTCGAACATGTAGTCGATGAAACGGTTGGTCTGGGCGTTGTTCAAAAGACCACCACCCTGTGGTGCGGTACCAATGTCAGAAGTCTGAATGACCTTCTCTAACAATTCGTTACTCATAGTATATTTTTCACCTCACTTTTCCTTATAAAGTATTAGTTTGTCGTGCACTACAGAATCACTTCAACAGGTTGTCGATTGAGAAAGCGCCTGACCATGCGTTAGCCTTCTGTACTGGCTCTGGCTTCTCGTCGTCGCCGACGTCACCAGACTTCTTGAAAGACCCTTCGTTGTTGTACGCCTCAAGGCTCTTTTCGAGCGATGCTACGCTTGCCTTAGCGGTCTTTAGTTCATCACCGAACTCGGAGAACTTACTCTCCAAGTCGGAAACCTTTGACAAGAACGACTGTGCGTTCTCTTCCAACTTCTTCTCAAGTGCTGCAACTGCCTCGGAAGTCTCGTTACGAGTCTTCTCGATAGATGCTGTAACAGCGTCCTTTAGAGAGTCAATCTTCTTGCTGATTTCCTCATCAGCATCAGGAGTCTCGTCAATGCCCTGCGCAGCCTCTTCAGCTTCCTTACCAAGGTCGTGCGCATCTGGCTCAGTGGTCTCATCAGAGTGGTCAACTTCCTCAAGTGCCTCTGCCTTCTGCTCATCCTCGTCGGCTGGAGCTTCGACATTGTCGCTTGCTGCTTCTTCCTTCAACTCCTCAAGAGGAGTCTTGGCCTCATCAGAACCTTCTGTGACTGCGGCGCTGGTTACAACACCCTTGTCCTCTGCGTCTGTTGCCTTTCTAATTCCCATATTCTCTACACCTCCTTCGCCTTCGTTATTCGCGGCGTTGGAGCCAAGGAACTTGGTAACTACGTCTCTCACCTTCTCTGCACGGTCGGAGCCTGTTTCGACCCAACCAATATTCTTCATCTCATTACCGCAGTTGGTGCAGTTAGCACTTTCTTCGGCGACAGACTTGAAGATTTCGTCAGTGGCGCAGTAGAATACGTTTTCGACCTCCACATCAGCGACCATACCTTTGACCATTGTGTGGCCGTCGGCAGCCTTTGTGATGCTGAAAACGTTGGCAAGCTGATTCGCCGGATTGTCTACGAGAGACAATTCAACCAAGTCATATGACTTGATGAAACGGACCGACTTGCCCTGTTCCTTTACGAATTCGTTGGAAGCATCAACAATGTTGCCTCCGATAGAGAATCCGGTTAGCGTTCCGTCAAGTACCTTTTCCCAGGTGCTCTCTGAGCCCTTTGAAACGTAGGCCGTAACGTAAATGCCGCGATAAAACTCACCATCGTGATAGAATTCCTCTTCACGAAAATCAACCACCTTGCCGACAGCAATCGGCTGGTGCATCTCTCGGATGTTTCCGCGTGCACGTGCGAATGCTTCCTTAGAAGCTTCTGCCAGCACTACGTCACCCTGTGAATCTACATTGTCAAGAGTGGCGAACCCGGAAACCAGACGGTTCTCCTGGTCAACCTTGGTCAACGGCATGGACAGGCTTAGCCTATTTCCATCCGCAACCCAGTGACTCTTAGTGAATGTGTTCATGATGTTATATTACCTTGTGCCCTTTCTTAATGCAAAATTTTGTCACTCAGTGTAGAATTTTTCCGGTATCTGCTTGGTCTTCTTATAGTTGACTCTGATATTTAGATACACGAAGCCAGCATAGAATGCAATACATAATGCTGTAATACCACCAGTAGATTGCCAGTCTCCAAGGAAGTAACAGAGACCTACAATTGTCCAGTGGAAATTCACTACCCCCGCGCCGTTGGTCAGTGCTCGGTACGACCTTTTCATCGAACCATAAACCATGACACTGCCGCAGAACAGGGCAAAGCACCCCCATGCCCACTCTGGCGCGATTGTCGCCATGACTGAGTACAGAGGTGCTCTTGCGAATACTGACCAGAGTGGGTTAATTACCCACAGACCCCACAGTATGGTGTAAACTCCCAAAATTATTGAAGCAGCAGGGTTGATAGGCTTCAATAATGCCCCAGCAAGGTGTTCTTTATCTGGCACGATGCTCATTTCATATCACTTAGGCGGTAGTACGGCCCTCCCCCTTCGGGTTCCTTGCCGCACCGGCTGAATCCGTAGCACCAGCACTACGCGCAGAATCACGCTGTCTGGTTGTGTTTGCCTCAGCCTTTTGCTGTGGCTTGATTTCAACTACCTTATCTCCACCCTTCAGACCAGTCATACCACGGTCTGCACGGATTTCGTTTGGAGTCTTAATCTGGTTCTTAACGTCGCGTTCGTCAATCTTGGACTGAGTGTCGGCGTCTGTTAGCGTCATCTCGTTCAGGTCAAGCTCGAACGCGTCAGTAAATTCTTTGGTCAGACGGTTCAGCTTCTTTTCTGCTACCGCCTGCTCAGGCCCACAGACCTGCTCCTTGAAGGTCTTGTCGGCGTCACGAGCAACTGCAAGACTTGCGCCCTCTGCCATAGACACCTTACCGATAGGAACACGGTGAACCATTAGGATTGACGACCTGTTGGCCTTGTTGTAATTGTTGAATGATGCATCCTGAATACCGGCCTCGATAGGCTCAATCTTCAGTTCAACCTTATTGTCTGCCGTGTCTGGCGGTAGAGGAATGTAAAGACTGCGGTGATTCTGTCCCTTAAGACCTGTCTCGAAGAACTGCAATAGAGCAGCCTCTGTCTGAGTACCAAGACGAGCACCCTTCAGTGTGATAACGTGACGGGGCACAGCCTTGTTCTCAAAGTAGTCCAGGTTGAATCGTGCAGCAAACTCAGAACCTGCTACTGCGTTCTTTGCAGCAACGATGTCTGGGATGCCGTAGAATCCATTGGTTGGGCTGTACTTCTTGAAGTGAATTAGTTCCGATGGATTGTCGTCGTTACCGAACGGGTCGGTAACTGGAGGATTCTCATCGTAGTCGTCACGCTTCCTGTTTCCGTCACCGAAGTTACGGAAGAAGACTGCCTTGTTAGAGATAATCTGAACGAAGCCGTCTCTCTTCTGACGAATACGAATGGTGGTAGATGGTGCATGACCAACGTATCCAATGGTGCCGTCCTTCTTACGGCTGACCTCGATGTATCCATTACCGGTCGTCTCGTAGTCCTTCCAGACCTTAATCAGAGTCTCGGTAAAAGTATCTTCTTCGTTGAACGAATCAAACAAGTCAGATAGGTCTTCGCGTGCGCGCGAAAGCTTCCTGCGGAACTTCGAAATCTTATCCTGCTGTCCCTCAAGGTCTTCTAATGCACGCTTGGTCTTGGTAGTCTCAGTGAACTTGAATCCAAGACCTACAATGTTGGAAGTCTTTGCGTCTACCGCTGCCTTGTGTGCGTCAGAAACCTCATACAGCTTGGCCAGATAATCCATGTTGAGGGGTGGCTGGACACACTGGAATGCGTTGTATCCCGAGATTTCATCAAGTTCAATCTTCTTGGATTGCGCACCTCCGGTGCCACGGTGGACCTTTTTCAGGTCTCCGGTAAGCTTACGCTTGAAGACAGGAGAAAGACCTCGAAGAGTCTTTACCTCTTCGACTGGACTATTGAACGGGTCAACTCCCGTCGTCTCCTTTGATGTGTGTGGAGCACCAAGACGGAAGTGATTGATTTCGGGCATCTGCTCGATTACATCTACTTCGTCTTCTGCTGACACAACTTTCCTATCAACCATTCTGCCTCAAGCTCCCCAACTCATCCAACACGGCTGACATGTCGAATGGGTCTGGCGTTAAACCAAACTTCTGTCGTTGCAACTGCTCCTCGAACTCTTCGTCAGAAACGGGACGCTGTCCGCGCCAGAATTCGACCTTACCCTTGTGAAATCCGTAATGCCTTGCTGCCTCGATAATCTTCCTGGCGTGAATCTTTGCGTCGGCTGCCAGTCCAAAGGACAACATTATATTACCGTCTTCATCACCAAGATATTCACCGTCTTCACAACGGAACACATAAACACCGTATGGAATACGCTCGTCATCGACGCGCTGCATTCCTGTTCTATTAAGCTTCATAATGATTTATTGTACGCCTATACCATTCTTATAGCCACTTTTGGTAATGCAATGACACGGAAACCGTTATCCAGCACCCGTAATTGCCCAAGTGTAGTCATAAATACGTGTACTTGGGTTTGGGTTGGTCACAGTAATGGCATCTGTGTCAGAAATCTTCGCTACATTTACTCCAGTCTCTGCCGAATACAAGTCCGCCACCTCTTGTGCCGTCAACTGGTGGTCGAATAGTTCGACATGACCAATTCGTACGTTTCCAGAGATAGTGATAGCACCAGTTAGTTCTGTTGCCTTTGTCATGGTCCACATTACCCACTCTCCTTGGTTCATCGTACCGGCAGCTATACCATTCTTATAGTTGGTGGTGCCAGAGATAGAGAATGTTGGGTCTGTAGCCGTGAGCTTCTTCAGCCAGACATTCATGGAGAACATAGCCTGTGGTGACGGTGAGCCGTCCGCACTGATTACCACCGAGCCTCCATTAAGAATGACGCCCCAGTCGTCTCTTTGTTC